TCCGGGTTCGATTCCCGGGCAGATCACACCCCGATGCGGACGAAACTGCGGCCTATAACCGCCCACCTGCATCAAATCGCCTGACCGAGGGTGCACTTAAGTCAGGAGGAAATGGAGACGGCCGTGGAACTCGGCGCCGGAGACGTGACCGGCTCAACGCTGACGCAAGACACGGCCGCTGCCTCCAGTAGAGAGCGACCTGATATCAGATGGCTTCCTGCTGTTTCAGGCTGGCCATCTGGCTTTACAAATGCCTCTCACACCCCGGGAGGCATTCGAAAGCCACGAACAACCCCGACAAGGACACCAACATGACAGCTCAACTGACCACCCTCACCTGCGGCGAATCAACGATCAGCAGCCCCAACAAGGCGCTGGTGCTTCAGTTTGCGAATCTCGTTCTTGGCGGTGACCTGGTGAAGGTCGCGGCAAACACTGATGTTCCGGCGATCGGCGAATACTGGCCGGGCCAAGGGGGCGTGTATGCCGGCGTGATGCGCGGTGAGGATCGCCAGCCTGATTACCACCTGATCGTCGCGACCGATGATCTCGGGAAGTTCGAATGGGGCGGCTACGGCACTGAGGTTTCTGGCGCTGGCAGTGCTTCCGACGGCGCCGCGAACACCCTGGCGCTGGTGGAAGACGGTGATCATCCGGCCGCCACTGCGTGCGCCGAATACGAAGCCGATGGCCACCTCGACTTCTACCTGCCTGCGCGCCGTGAACTGCAGGTCGCCGAGGCGAATGTCTGGGAACTGTTCGCGAAGGAATGGCACTGGAGCAGCACGCAGCGCTCCGCCTACTTCGCATTCTCCATGGTCTTCGATGATGGCGATCAGGACCTCTGTGTCAAGTTCTATGAGCTCCGCGTCCGCCCCGTCCGCAGATTGCCTATTTGATTATTCCTTTATTGCTTTTGATCTCCGTGCACGTCCGCCGGACGCAAACGGCCCGATATCTCCATGGTGATGGAGGGCGTATGTATCGGAGCGTGATCTTCAGTCTAAGGCTCGACCCTTGGGTGCTTACTGGGTTGCTCCAGTCTATAAACAAGGCCAAACGAGAGTCCCGGTGGAGATTCCGGGAGCAGGCAAGCGTCGTGGAATGCGTAGCCTGAAAAGCCCTACTAAGCGACTGACCACAAGATCACGCCCCGATGCAGATGCACGCCCAGGCTGATGGGCAGGTTTGAAAACTAACAGTTCCGAGAGTGAACGCTGACCGGCTAAGTACTATTTTATGCCCGCGCGGTACCGGCTCGTAATAACTGACATTGCGGTAGCCGAAAGGCGCTGACCGCGGCATGACTCTCAACCCGGAGATCAGCACCGGGCATCTGCACACCATTCCAACTGTCAGGGATTTCTTGACGGTTCAACCCAGCGCGGAGGATTGGCAGCCATGTAACAGATAGCCGACTCCCCGACGCCTCATGCGCCCGGGCGTTACGTACGGTGGTAAAGGCCGGCTTTCGAGTCGGCCTTTTTATTGTCTTCGCTCCCGTAGGTGTATCCGCCATGAAACGCACCCCAAGAATCCCCCGCAAGCCCCGCCCTGACGTCCACGACTGCGCCAAAGGTCGTATGCATGACCCGGCAGCCAAGAAGATCGTTACCACTATGCCGGGCGGGTATATCGCCTGATTGGAGATTGAGATGAGCGAATGGATTAAGTGCGGCCAACGGTTGCCGGAATCGAAAGACGATGGCGTTCTCGTCTACTTCGGACTGCCGGATCACTCCGAATTTTGCGGACATGGAGTCGAAACCGTCCATATCCAAGATTATTTCGACGACGTCACAAACGGCCTCGATGCCGACGGAAACCAGCTCTACACGAAGCAGTATTTGAGCATGGGCATAACCCACTGGATGCCGCTCCCTGCCCCGCCAACCGAATAACCCCACAACTCTGGAGGCGACCATGAACGCAGCATTGATTGCTCAGTTGAGCTACGAAAACCGTCAGCCGCCTCCAGTGAGCGAGAGCTCTCGCGAGATGGCGCGGGCTGAGTGGCTACACAACGCCGCCGAAGAGTTGCTGCGCGGCGTCAGCGTGGCCTTCCAGCGCCGCATGCGTAAGCCACAAGGCGTGACGGCCGATCAGTTCGCCCTGGTAGTCGACGAATTCGTTAATAAACGCCTCGCTGACTGCGAAATTGATACTTCGGCGCTGGGATGGCTACTGATTGCCGCCGAGCGCGGACAGGCCGACAAGACCGCGACAGCCGAACTGCTGGGCCAAAGCGATCACCCGCTGGGCAAGCTTGGCGAGATCGCCGAGGAACTTCTCCGGCCGCTGGCCGACGACGCACTCAAGGCTCAGGCCGAGGAATCGCAATGAGCCCGCACATCCTGATCGACGAAGACCTCGATGTGCTGAGCCATGCCGGATGTCCCGACAAGTACGAAACCTTGGTGCTGCACAACATCACCGGCTTCTACATGGCACACGTCATCACCCTTGAAGAGTTCAACCACTACTGCAAAAGGCTGAATGTCGCCATCGCGCATCGGCCAAGGAGTGCGGCATGACCATCATCGCCGGATCATTTGAAGGAATCGTGGAAGCCCTGAGAAATCGGGGCTTCTTGTTTCTGGTCGATGTGAAGTGGATCGACCAGCCATGCAAGTGCGCGGGCCGGTGGACCTGCAAGGTGGCGCCATGAAGCCCCGTCTCGCAACCCGCATCTACAGCTTCGAAGAACTCCTGCATCGCATTGACCTGGAGTACTGGCGAGTTCGCCACCACGGCCGCGAGCATTACACGTTCGTCCCGCTTCAATACTGGAGAGGTGATTGATGAAGACTTTCTACTGGATTCTCGCCTGCGGTCTGGTCCTGATTCTCATGCAATACAGCCTGTTCAAAGAGAACGGCGCTCCTCGGCAGATCAGCCTTCCTGTGGTGGTGGTGAGATGAGCGCGTTTTTCAGGCCTAGAAAGGATTTAGTCGTCAAGGTTTGGAATGCTGGCGATGACGACGACCCATTCATCTGCGCGGTGAATGGCGAGGTCACCATCGATGCTCTAGCCGAGATCGAGGAGGAGCTAAAAGGCGAGCATGAGTTCAGTAGCGGCCCGGGGGAATACGTTTATTACGCGCGCCACGACCAAGGTGAAAGTGACGAATGCGGGAATGTCCTTTTCCGACCTTGCTGGGAGCTTACAGAAGTCGCCTTCGAGCAGCCTGACTGGATGTCAATGACTCATGAGCCCGAAACGTTTGTGCCGTCATCTGACGAGCCATGCGCCGACTGCGGTGATCCGCGATGCTCTTTCAAGCACAACTGCTTTCCATTCTGAGGTGATGCCATGACCTCCTACCAGCGCGCCAAACGCTTCTACATGTGGCGAGGCTCCGCAATTGTCCTCCTCGGCACCACCTTCGTCATGCTGGCCGGCGCCCTCGCTGATCGGATCACCCAATAACTCGAACTCATACGCCGCCTGCATGGCGGAAGGAATCGTCATGTCCGCAGTAATGAAACAGGCCGAGCAAATGCCGGCCATGTCGGAGTCGGCGCTCGTCGAAGTTTTGAGCAGCAGCTTGTACCCGGGCGCTGCGCACAACTCCGTCGTGATGGTCTTGGCCTACTGCCAGGCAGCCCACCTGGACCCAATGTTGAAGCCTGTTCATATCGTGCCGATCTGGAACAAAGACGCGAAAAAAATGCAGGACACGGTAATGCCGGGGATCGGCCTGTACCGAATTCAGGCGGCGCGCACCGGGCAATATGCTGGGATCAGCGATCCTGAATACGGGCCGCCGATCACCACAAAATTGGCGGGCGTCGATGTCACTTACCCGGAATGGTGCCGGGTGACCGTGAAACGGCAGATGTCCAACGGGCTTGTCGCGGAATTCACCGCCAATGAGCGGTGGCTTGAGAACTACGCAACTGCCAGCAAAGACAGTGCGGCACCAAACGCCATGTGGAAGCGCCGCGCCTTCGCCCAGCTCGCCAAGTGTGCCGAGGCGCAGGCCTTGCGTAAGGCGTTCCCTGAAGTTGGTTCGGCCCCGACGGCGGACGAGATGGAAGGCAAGGCTTTCGAAGAGGCTGTGCGCGACGTGACACCGATTCAGCAGGCCCAGCAAGAACCTGATGCGCTCCCGCCCTACTCCGACGATCTGCTCACCGAGAACATCGCCAAGTGGCAACCGCTGATCGATGCGGGCCGCACCAGCCCGGAACACATCATCGTAAACGTCAGCAGCAAATACACGCTGACCACGGCACAAATCGAAACCATCACCAACCTCAAAGCCCTCGATGGAGACGCAGCATGAAAATTCATAACGTTGCTCAAGGATCCGCCGAGTGGCACGCACTGCGCGCCAAGTACCGCACCGCATCTGAAGCTCCGGCAATGATGGGCGCTTCCAAGTACCAGACCCGTACCGAACTGCTAACTTTGAAGAAGACTGGCATCGTCGCTGACGTTACGCCATCGCAGCAGTACATCTTCGACAAAGGACACGCTACTGAAGCGTCGGCCCGCCCGCTGGTTGAGGTGATGATCGGCGAAGAGCTGTATCCAGTCGTCGGCACCAAAGACAACCTGCTCGCCTCAATGGACGGCGCGACGATGCTCGGCGAGACACTATTCGAGCATAAGCTCTGGAATGAATCGCTCGTCGCCCAGGTAAAGGCTGAAGACCTCGCCCCTCACTACTACTGGCAGCTTGAGCAGCAGTTGCTGGTCAGCGGCGCCGAACGAGTGATCTTCGTTTGCTCCGACGGCACCGCCGAGAACTTCGTCAGCATGGAGTATCGCCCGGTCGCTGGCCGTGCCGAACAATTGGTCGAAGGCTGGAAACAGTTCGAGACTGATCTGGCCAACTTCGAGATGGCCGATGCGCCTTCGATTGTCGTTGGCAAGGCACCTGACGAGCTGCCAGCGCTGCGTATCGAACTGACTGGCATGGTTACCGCCAGCAATCTCAAGGTGTTCGAGCAATCGGCCTTGGCGGTCATCGACTCGGTCAAAACTACGCTGGAAACCGATCAAGACTTTGCCGATGCCAAGAAGGCGGTTAAGTGGTGCGGCGATGTCGAGGAAGCGGTAGCCACTGCTAAGAAACAAGCGCTGTCGCAAACCGCAACCATCGACGAGTTGTTCTCGTCGCTGGATCGAGTCTCGGCACATGCTCGTGAGACCCGCCTGAAAGTCGACAAGCTGGTGAAGGCGCAAGAACTGCTTGTGAAGACCAACATCAAGCAGAAGGCCGAGCAGGCGCTGGCCGATCACATCGCAGCGATCAACAAGACTCTGGGCAAAGTGGTTCTGCCTACCGTAGCTTCTGACTTCCTTGGCGCCATGAAGAACAAGCGCACCATCGCCAGCTTGCAGGACGCCGTCGATACTGAATTGGCTCGGGCGAAGATCGATGCCAGCCAATCAGCCGACAGCATTCGCCTGAACCTGACCACCCTCGCCGAACTGGCCGCCGACCACGCTTTCTTGTTCAGCGACATTCAGCAGTTGGTGACCAAAGCCAACGAAGACCTGGTATCGCTGATCAAGGTGCGGATCGCCGAGCACAAGAAAACCGAGGAGGCCAAGGAGACGGAACAGCGTGAGCGCATTCGCCAGGAAGAGGTTGCGCGCTTGGAGCAGGAGGTCGCTGAACGCAGCGCAGCCGAAGCAAAGTTTTCTGCTCCCGTAGCGACTCCCGCCCCAGTGAGAGCTGAGCAGTCGACACCGCGCGTTTCGGCCGTGGTTCCACCCGCCAAGGTTCAGCCAAGGCCGATGAAATACGAAGCGCGGGTAACTGACCTCGAAGCGTTGGTTAAGTCTGTAGCGGCTGGTCAGGTTCCGATAAGCGTACTGACCGTTAACTGGCAGGGCCTCGATGATCTTGTCGATGCCCAAGGCTCTGAATTCAACGTGCCGGGGGTAACCCTGGAGCAGGTCGCGGCATGAACGCATACGTCAGCACCGAGCTTTCCATGATCCAGATGCTCGACCCGCATCGCCATGAACTGGCCCTGCAAATGGAGGCCTTCCTGAACAAAGGAGGGACTATTGAGGTGTTGCAGGGGCCGAGCTTCATACCCCCCCCTGTACGCCATGAGCCTCCTCCGACGGTGAAGTCGAAGCCGGCCAAGCAGGTCGTCGAGACCGCCTACATCGACAAGATCACCCAGCGCGATATCGATCGCGAAGAGCGCGCGGCGCAGCGAGCCAAGGACAAGGTCGATCGGATCGACAGAATTCGAAAGCTGGCCGAAACCATGACCTATGCCCAGGCAGTCCTGTGCACTGGACTGGCCCGCAGAACCTTGCAATCAATCGCCGCGGAGAACGGATTCAAGTTTCAGCCTTCCGCCAACAATGGCCGGAACAACGTGAAGCCCAACGCGATCGACGAGGCGCGCGACGCCAAGTATGCCGAGCGCATCAAGTCCTTTATGGAAGTCGGCCTTTCACGCAATCAGGCGATGGTTCAGCTCGGCATCACGTTCAAAACCTTCGCCAGACTCCTGAACAAGTTCGACATCGACTATCCGAAACGCAGAGCAGGGCCTCATCCGGCCTTCTTCCCGAAAACAAAGGAGGCATCACAATGAAGACCAAAACGATTTCCATCGAGATCGACGACTTCAAAATCAAAGGACCGTCGGAGCGCATGGCTCAGCTGCTGATTGCCGGGCTTCTCACTCAAGCATTGCCGCCTGCTGCGAATGTTCAGCCCATTGTTCCGACCGGCATCCCGGCGCTCGGCGCTGAATGGCCCGGGCAAGGCGGCATCAATGGCGGCCTGGTCGCTGCGCGTGGCGATGTTCCGGCGCACTACCTGATCATCGCAGCCAAAGACGTCGGTGATCGCGAATGGGGTGGACGCGGTACTGAGTTGAAAGGTCTCAGCAAGACCGACGGATACACCAACACCGAAGTGTTGTGCAGCGACGACGAAAAGCACCCTGCCGCGAACGCGTGTGCCGAGTACCAGGCTGGCGGGCATCACGACTTTTACCTGCCGGCCGCCGCCGAGCTGTACCAGGGCTGGCTGAATTGCCCCGAGGTGTTCGCTCAGGACTGCTACTACTGGTCGAGTTCGCAGCGCTCCGCCGACGTCGCATTCAGCATGGGCTTCGATGTTGGCGGTCAGTTCGGCTATGCCAAGGGCTATGAGCTCCGCGTCCGCCCCGTCCGCAGATTCTTTATTTAATCCTTCAATCATTCGTTCTTGATCGGCACCGGGGCGCAGCAGCGCCTTTTTTGTTGCCTTCGAAAAGAGGAAAGACCATGTCCGCAGCAGCTAAAGCAGCACCATCAGTGACCATCCCGGCAATCGGCGAAGCGTTCGGCGGTGGGTTCTTCACTGGCATCACCCGCGACCCGGACACCGGCAAGCGCTATCTGAACATCACCGCCGGTGCCGAGCACGAGTTGGTCGGTGCCTGGGGCGAGTACGGTGTGAAGATCGAAGGCGCCGACAGCTTCACCAACAGCCGCGCCAACACCGAGGCGATGGCGGCGGACGGCAGTGAGCTGGCTCAGCAGGTGCTGGCTCTCGATATCGGCGGCTCCACTGACTGGGCGATCCCAGCGCGTGACGTGCAGGAATTGCAGTACCGGCACTTCAAGCCGACCACCGAAGTGAACTGGCAGTACGGCCGCAGCGGTGACAACCCGAACAGTGAGCCTGCCGGCCTGCTGCACACCGAAGACTCCCCTTCACAGACGGCGCTTACCGGCTTCCAAATTGGCGGCACCGATGCCTTCAAGCCCACCTGGTACTGGTCAAGTTCGCAGCGCTCCGCCGACTTCGCGTTCGGCTTGAGCTTCGATGTTGGCGATCAGACCAGCTATGGCAAGGGCATTGAGCTCCGCGTCCGCCCCGTCCGCAGTCAATTGATTGATTAATTCGCTTATTTAATCCGGCCGCTTGCGGCCGGTTGCTCTTGGAGAGCACCCATTATGGGAATGCACACGGATTTGAGTATCTATAAGTCCTCGCTCGGCCTGCTCCTCATGGCCACCAACCTCACTCGCAACATCCCCCGGGATCTAAAGCAGTCTCTCGGGAAGCGCGTTATCGATGAGTGCATCGACGTGCTGATGTTGATTGCCCGAGCCAACTCGACTCGGGACAAGAGCCCACACCTGACCTTGCTCGTTGAGAAGGTCCAGGTCATCGAGTTTCTGATGCGACTCTTCAAGGAGAGCCGGTTTATCAGTGTCCCGCAACACGCCAACGCAATAGAGGTAACCACCTCGATTGGAAAACAGGCGTCAGCCTGGAAACGCTCCACCCCAACCGCGCCCGCCATCTGAGAGTTACGGCTTTCAGGTCTGTGCGAATTGAATCTGGTCGTGCCGCTGACCTCTGGGTCACCGCCATGCGCATCAGAGATACCGACGGTCTAAAGCGTCCGTGCAGGTCTCGCGCAGTTTCCTTGCTGATCGGCTCCGCCTTCGGCTTGGCGACGTAGATAGCACGATCGGTCGCAGCGCTCCGCCAACAACGCATTCAACATGAACTTCGATGATGGCGATCAGAACAACTATGACAAGAACAATGAGCTCCGCGTCCGCCCCGTCCGCAGATTCGACTGTTGGTCCCTACCCGTTCAGAGAGCTTGTTCAGGCCTACTACGACTGCCGCCGCACGAAGCGCAACAGCGCCAGTGCATTGGCCTTCGAAATGGACTTGGAAAGGAACCTGATCGATCTACACGACGACCTGCTCGCCGGCACCTACCGGCCAGGCCGTTCTATCTGCTTCGTGGTCACCAGACCGAAAGCGCGCGAGGTTTGGGCTGCTGCCTTCAGGGACCGCGTCGTCCACCACCTGCTGTACAACCGTGTGGCCCCGCGCTTCTACGCCAGCTTCATAGCGGACAGTTGCGCATGCATCCCCGGCCGCGGCACGTTGTACGCCGCCACCCGACTTGAAGCGAAGATCCGTAGCGCCAGCCAGAACTGGTCGAAGTCGCTCTTCTACCTGAAATGCGACCTGGCCAACTTCTTCGTCGCGATCGACAAAGAGGTCCTGCGCAAGCAGCTGGCCGTGAAGATCACCGAACCCTGGTGGCTGGCTCTCACTGAACAGATCCTGATGCACGACCCTCGCGGAGACTACGAGGTGCGCAGTCCGGCCCACCTGTTCAACCGGGTGCCGCAACACAAGCGCCTCACCGCACAGCCTGCGCACCTCGGCCTACCGATCGGCAACCTGTCATCGCAGTTCTTCGCCAACGTCTACCTCGACGCGCTAGACCAGTTCGCCAAGCACACGCTCGGCGCCAAGCACTACGTCCGCTACGTCGATGACTTCGTGTTCCTACATGAGTCGCCGCAACAGCTCAACGCCTGGAAGACAGCGGTCGAAACATTCCTGCCTACTCTCGGAGCCAAGCTGAACCCGACGAAGACCATCCTGCAACCGGTCGACCGCGGCGTCGACTTCGTTGGCCACGTCATCAAGCCGTGGCGGCGGACGACACGTAAACGCTCGCTGGCTCAGGCCCTGAAACGGACCGCCGCGGCACCGGCCGAAGATCTACGCGAAACGGCCAACAGCTATTTCGGCCTGCTCAGTCAGGCCAGCCACAGCGAGAGAGACCGAGAGAAGCTGGCCAACGTCGTGCTGAAGCGCGGGCACAGCGTCAACGGCGCGCTGACAAAAACCTTTCCGAAGACCAGGAGCGACCATGGCCAAATCACCGGCTCAACGCCAGCAGGATAAGCGCGACCGGGACAAGCAGTCCGAAACCGAACGTCTCGCCCGCCTGCTCTCCCGCCGCATATCGCTGGACCTGTACCACAACGATGACGCCCGCCTGAAAAGCCTCATGTCACGGCTCGACATCACGGAAGAGCAAGACGTCGTATCGCGGCTCATCTGGGCCGCGGATCGAATGTCTGACGAAACGCTGAAAGAGCACATTTGTACTCTTGGATAATTTTCGTCACATCGACATGTCACGAACCATTAAAAACTGTCGCATCCGGTCACGGAAGGCGGCCTGACGGGAGATTAACCATGGCAGAACGAGAAATCGCCGGTTGTTACTGCGATGTCATTCATATGACGTGCAGCATCTGCCGGAAACGCACAGACGAACGGAAAGAAGACTCTTCGATACCGGGGCTGAACATTTACGGCTACACCTTCTCGGCCATCTGCCCGGCAGATGGAGAAACGATCATCTACCGCCTGGAGATTCGCACCACTGCGATGATCCATGTCGAACACATCAAAACTGCTACAGCGCTGATCAAGAAGGGATGGCACGAACAGATTGCTAATCGCTTGGCCGAAGCCTTGGGCGGCGACCAGGTGATTACCGCCGTCCATCAGGGTGTTGACCTAAAAAGCGTGAGACTGAGCGAATGATTGCTTACCACGGCACCCCGGTCGGTGGCACACGGCAAGACGGTGCCCGGTTCCTTGCCGGTCGGCATGCGCTGGTACCTTTCCCGCGGCAGGATGACATGGGCATTGTCGCCGACGTATGTCAGTCGTTTGTCTTCGACAACGGCGCGTTTTCGGTCTGGAAGAAAGGAGGCACCCTTGACGTCGACGGATACACCCGTTGGGTAGAGCAGTGGCATCGACATCCGGGTTTCGACTGGGCGCTGATCCCTGATGTCATTGATGGTAATGAGACAGAGAACGACGCGCTTCTCGCGGCATGGCCAGTGGAGATGCGCGGTGTACCTGTTTGGCATCTGCACGAATCCCTTGAGCGTCTTTCTCGTCTGGCTGCTGACTGGCCGACTGTGGCCATCGGCAGTTCCGGACAGTGGCGCTCACCTGGCACTGAAGCCTGGTGGAAGCGAATGGCGGCCGCCATGGATGCCATCTGCGACGACCAAGGGAGGCCTGCGTGCCGCCTGCATGGACTGCGCATGCTCGATCCCGCAATCTTCCAGTTCCTGCCCTTCGCCTCTGCTGACTCCACGAACGCAGCGGTGAACGGCGGCAGTATCAGCCGCTTCGGCATGTATGCCCCGCCAACTGCCGGCCAGCGCGCCAACGTCATCGCTGATCGCATCGAATCACACAATAGCTCGCCAATTTGGCTGCGTGAAACTCAAGTCGAAATGGCGCTTTAACTCACTCCCCCTTCCCCTCACCCAATCCCGGGAGGCTCTATGCCATCCACAGGAAAGCTCGCTGCGGGCTACATGGAGCTGCACTTTCTTTGCGACAAGTGCTGGCAGCCTCGCAGCAAAGGAAAACACACCAAGTGTTCGAAGGCCCGGCAACGGGAATACGCACGGAGGAATGAGCATGACAGCCAAGCTATCGCCTGATTCGGTCGGGCTGATTTTCACGATGCACGCGGCGGGACATCCGGTGGAGCACATTGCGGACGCGGCCGGCTGCTCCTACCCAACCGTCGTGCGCTACCTCAATGCCGCCGGGATCGTGCTCGGCAATAAGGGCAAGCCCAAGCAGCTCACTCCCGAGTATCTGGCCATGGCGCTCGACATGCGCGCCGCCGGATCGACCTGGTACGACGTCGAGCACCACATCGGCTTCCACCGCTCCACCTTCCAAAGCGAACTTCGCGCTATGAGGACTCAATCATGCTGATGCTCATTAAGTACTGGCCGCTGGCTTCGGTAGTCGTGGTCGTCCTCGCCTGCAGCCTATTTCATAACGGACTATCGGAGGTTTCGGATGAATGACGTCCCGGAATTCGACCTGAACACGCCAGATGGCGGACGTGGGTACATCGCTGAACTGTTCAAGACCGTGCTGAAGCGCCACGACTACCGCCAGTACATCGCTGAGCGGCTGGCCGGCGACTTCGCGTGCACGCTGGCTCAGCACTTCGACCGCATGAAAGCCGAGCGTGATGCCCTGCAACTGCGCCTGAACGCAGCGGATCAACGGATTGATGAGCTGGAGGGCGTACTGCATGGCTTGTACCGGTCAGACAAACTCTCGGTACGGCAAGATCAGCTCGTCCACGCAACTCTGAACCCCGCGCCACAGCCTGCTACCGTTTTCGGTTTTCCGGTAGTGGTCGATCCAACCATGGCACCGGATGAAATGCGATTGGTGATGCCCGCTGATGCTGAGCGCGAACGCCTGACGGCAATCATCGAGAAATACCCGAACGGCGATCCGCTCGAATACAACGCCGCTGTTCGCAAAATCCAGCAGTAACTCCCTCCCCCTTCAAAGTCAGCCGCTATAGCGGCAAAGGAACAGTCATGCCTGAAGAAAAGGTTGTGATGTACGAATCGCCGGAAGCGGCCAGCATTCAAACAGTCACCGGTTGGGTCGGCGCCGACGGCCGATTCTGGGGCAACGATGAGCATATGGCCCGTTGGTGCGGCTCCACTCATCGGCGCTGCGAGAAGAATCCAGATCACCCAATCTTCGAAGTGCGCAGCTGGTGCGAGCAGTGCTACGCGGACAGTCGTCAGGCGAAGTTCGCGGCAATGCCGGTCAAGGAATGGGCCGGCGAGCCGCTGGTTATCTTCGACGGCGAGGAGTACTTCTTCGACGAAGACAGTCTGCGTGACTACCTCATCGACAGCGACATTGACCTGGCTAACCTCCAGCTTTGCATCTGCGAGCCGAACATGCCCCGCGAGATCGATCCGTCGGACGTCTTCTGCGATGACTTGCCGGAGGACGGCGAGATCCGTGATCAGCAGCTGGTGGCGGCATTCGACCTGTTGAACGAGATGATTCGCCAATCTGAGCCGCTGTCGTGGGGCGAAGGGAAGTTTGCCGCGAAGCTCCCTCAGGCTCTTCTCGATGAGATCGCCTCAGCCCGGGTGACGCCATGACCAATAACCACGGCCTCGACGTCGATTACTTCAGCCGCAAGATGGAACGCATGCTCAACGGCGCGGCGAGTTACACCCGCAGCGAGTGGGCTCGCGAGTGCGCACGCATGGCCCGCGTTGCTGACTCGGCGGTATTGCAGGAGGACGAGTTTGTAGGCGATTTGCGCAAGGATGCCGAACTGCATGCGCAAATTCAGCGCGCCGCCGGCGAGCTTCCGGGAGCCTGGAGCATCGAGATCATGGTTGAGCGTCATTGTGGGGCGGTTTCGCTGTTCGATGACGATGGCAATGAAGTCGAGTTCGACGGGCAAGGCCCCCTCAGCGAACAGGTATCGGATGCGCTTGAGTTGGCGCTGGGCCGCGAGGTGACGCCATGATCGCCCTCGCCTGGTTCGCCTACGTGTACTGCTACAAGGGGCCGCGGTGATGACAGAACAACACCGCATACTGGTCGGTGACTGCATCGACATGATGCGGACCCTGCCAGACCAGTCCGTTCACACCTGCGTCACCTCACCGCCCTACTTCGGGCTTCGTGATTACGGCGTCGAAGGGCAGATCGGCTTGGAAGAAACACCGGCCGAGTTTATCGCCCGGCTGGTCGAAGTGTTCCGGGAAGTGCGCCGAGTACTCCGCGATGACGGTACGGCCTGGGTGAACATGGGTGACACCTACGCATCAATCGCTGGCGGCTACGCACCTGGTGGCTCAGCAGGTAAACACGACATGGTTTCTCAGGCTACACGCGGAGCGGTACTGCGCGGAAATCGACGATCACCACCGATAGGGCTCAAACAGAAAGACTTGATGGGCATACCCTGGCGTCTAGCCTTCGCGCTTCAGGATGACGGATGGTACCTGCGGCAGGACATCATTTGGCACAAGCCGAATCCCATGCCTGAATCCACCCGGGACCGGTGCACCAAGTCGCATGAGTACCTGTTTCTCTTGAGCAAGTCACCGCGCTATTACTATGACCAGGATGCGATCAAGGAGCCTGTAGCACTCAGCTCAATCACGCGAATGGCTCAGGATCTCGAGCAACAGCATGGCAGTGATCGAGTGCCCGGAAAGTCAAACGGGCCAATGAAAGCTGTGCGTAGCAAGCGGGACAGTTTCAAGCGTGATGATTCAAAGCGTGAACATCCCATCCCTGGCCAGTCCCTGGGAACACATCGGCCAGACCGAGAGGAAAGCGGCTACCCACTGGACACTCGGAACAAGCGCAGTGTGTGGACGGTGCCGACGCAAGGCTTCAAGGGTGCTCACTTCGCTACCTTCCCGCCTGACTTGATCCGGCCGTGCATTCTTGCCGGCGCTCCACGCGGCGGCCTGGTACTCGACCCATTCGGCGGCGCCGGTACCACGTCGCTGGTTTCGATGCAGGAAGGTCGCCGGTCGATCCTCTGCGAGCTCAATCCCGACTATGCCGCCATAGCAGAACGCAGGATCGCAGCGGCCTGGCTCGACGGCGCGGCGCAGATGGACGTGTTTCACGATTCAGCGCCAGCCGCATAACCACTCTTCCACCTACCAGCCTGCCGGTGAACGGCGGGCGAGGAACTCCTATGTCAGCAGTTCAGCGATTCCACGAAGCAGCCAACGACGCTCTGGTCAAACTCAGCGAGCATTGCCTGCCCGGCGCCAAACTGGCCTTGGTGATTTACACGCCGGGCGAACCAGAGCGGGACATCGTCATCGAGGACCAAGGCCTGGATAGAAATGAGGTGGTCAGCGCGCTCCGCCGGCGCGGCCTGAGCATCGACGGCGACAACGCCTACAAGAGCGACCTGCTCGATTCAGTCGTTGGTGCGATGGCCTTCGGAGTGCAAAACCGAAACCCGCCGCCAGCCGGGCACTGGGGTCAGCGCTTCTGGGATATCGGCAGGGAGGAGCGCGCACTGTCTGAAGAGCTGATCGAGGCTTTGAAAGATCTGGCTGATGACATTGCCGAGCGTTTCGACCTGGACTCGCCCAGCACCAACCCTGGCATAAAGATTTACGTTGAGCGCGCTCGCGCCGTAATCGCCAAAGCCACCAAATAACCACCTTCTGCCGCCACGCGCGGCATGGAGCCCCTATGTCTCACATTGAAGAAAGAGAAGGCCGCTCCTACGCGGCAGAGATGCTTGCATCCGTCATTTATCTCCCGCGCTGCATGTTCGATGAGCGCGGGCCGGTGGAAACGATGGTTTGCAATCTGGAAGCGGCGGCGCTGGCCCATCCAGCAGACTACGCCAAGGGCATGATGAAAGTGATCAGCGAGGTTCGCCATGCAGTATGACATCCACGAACAACACGCCGACGGCGGCCCGGGCAAGCTGCTCGACACTATCGACCGCGTCCCTGACATCCGCAAGAAGGACAGCTTCGTCGAGTTCGACGGCGAGATGCACAAGGTCCTGACCGGTATCCGAAATTTCATCATCGTCACGACCGAGCGCTGGGCGCGGGTGTCGAGCAAAGCCTGGAGGAAGGTATGAACGGAAAAAGTGAATTAGGCGCTGAATCAGCAAGCTACGACGATGCGCTTTTTGTCTGGAAGCGTCGAGCCTTAGAGGCTGAGGTAACAGTCGCCCATCAGGCGCAGATGATCGATCAACTTAAAATCTCTTGCGCCACACCAATCGACATGGGTGCCGCTGCTTCAGATGGCCGTCGCAGCCTATATGAATACCTCATGGAGAAACTGGCCGTCGACTTCCCGGACAGCGAAACGACGATGACCGTCGAGTGTTTCGCTGACTGGATGAGCAAGGAAGTGAAGCCATGAGGAATCTGTTTCAGGAAACCCACGCCAGCTTCAAGAACTTCCACCGGGCCCTGTGCGCCCGGTTCGGCTATGTGCACGACGAGCGCGAATGGCAGCGGGACCAGGTATCGCTGGAGGAGCATATCGCCGGGCAGGTTGATCGGTTACGGCAGGCCCTGGCCGAATGTACTGAATCGCTCGAAGGCGAATTTATCCAGAAGTACCACGGACAGAAGCCGGAAGACATGCATCCGGTGACGCGCCGCGACTATGACCGGGACATGGCTGAAATCGAAGGTTACAAAGCCATCAGCAAGGAGAGCCCATGAGCGCCGAACTCGCGATTCTCCCACGCTTCATCCGGGCCAAGCACGCACCGGCCTACCTGGGCATGTGCCGCGCTATTTTTGATTCCGATGTGCGCCCATACATCCGCGAATTCCCCATTGGCAAACAAGGGGTTGGGTTCGACCGCACCGAGCTGGATGCATGGGCCGACGCCTACGTCGCGCGCAAGTCGATTGAAAAGGCCGCCAATCAAGACAACAATCAGCCCCGCAGCGAGCGCCGCAGTGGAGCAAAAGGAGATGCGCCACTATGGCCCAAAAAGCAATCACAGGGCTCCAGCAGATGCCGAGCGGCATCTGGAAAATCGACAAAATCTACAGAGGAGAACGAATTCAAGAGAGTACTGGCACTCGTGACCGGGCGGAAGCAGAGCAATTCCTGATTCATTTGCTCGAAAAGCTGCGACAGCAGAAGGTCTACGGGGTAAAGCAGGTCAGGACTTGGCGGGAGGCGTCCACCAAGTTTCTTCTGGAGGTGCAGGATCAGCCCTCGATCCATATTTCGGCGACGTATATGGCTCAGCTTGATCCCTTCATTGGGCACTTGCCGATCACCTATATAGATGACGCGGCACTGGCGCCGTATATCCAGTCGAAGCTGAAGCCGACAGACAAAAAGAAGAAGCCAGTCACCAATAGGACGGTGAACATCGCCCTTCAACGGGTAATTCGGGTTTTGAACCTGTGTGCCAGGAAGTGGCGAGATGATGAGCGCAGGCCTTGGCTCGATACCGTACCGATGATCTCGCTGCTGGATGAGAAGACGACCAGTCGCAAGCCCTACCCGCTTTCGTGGGAAGAGCAATCGGTCCTGTTCTCTGAGCTTCCAGCACATCTGCAGGTCATGGCAATGTTCAAGGTGAACACCGGTTGTCGCGAACAGGAGGTGTGCAAACTTCGGTGGGAATGGGAGATTGCGGTGCCGGAACTGGGAACGAGCGTGTTTCTGATCCCGGCCGGCTTTGGAGGCAGGAGCGAACGATCCGGTGTGAAGAACCGGGACGAACGCTTGGTGATATTGAACAGTGTGGCCAAGTCGATCATCGAAAAGCAGCGCGGGCAGCACAAGCATTTCGTATTCCCATTTGGGATGCCTGATGAACATGGTGAGGCCACCATGATTCACCGGATGAACGACTCGGCCTGGAAGCGAGCAAGGATCAGGGCGACCAAGAAGTGGCTCGAGAAACATCTTCGAGCACCACATGAAGGGTTCACCAAGATCCGGGTTCACGACCTGAAGCACACCTTTGGCAGACGACTGCGCGCAGCAGGCGTCACCGAAGAGGATCGCAAGGCATTGCTTGGGCACAAGAACGGCAGCATCACCAGTCACTACTCGGCCGCAGAGCTGGACCAACTGATTGAAGCTGCAAATAAGGTATCAGTAACCGACTCGCGCGCACCAGCGCTGACGATTCTGAAAAGGAGGCAGGCTTGAATAAAAAACCCTAGCTCACTCGCAAAGTCACTAGGGCTAAAAACTAAGCGTTCAGAAATGACCGCTAAGCTATTGAAAAATATGGTCGGGACGGAGTGATTCGAACACTCGACCCCTAGCACCCCATGCTAGTGCGCTACCGGACTGCGCTACGCCCCGACTAGGCGTGAAACTCGTCCTTCATCTCGAAGAACGCTCAAGAATATATCGCAAGCTTTTGAAAACTGGAAGTATTCAAACGCATGAATTTATTTCTTGAGGACCACCAGCACATCTTCCAATTCGGCGATCATCTGCCGAATCATCTGTTTGTATTGAGTGGTGTCGTCTTTGGCTTCATCGCCGGACAAACGCAAGCGTGCGCCGCCGATGGTGAACCCTTGATCGTAAAGAAGCGCGCGGATCTGCCGGATCATCAGCACGTCCTGGCGCTGATAA